CCCTATAGAGAGTTAACAAAATTACTCAATAAGAATAGTAGAAAATCAACCTTAATAGCATCTAAATCAGCAGCAACTGATATCTCACGTAATAATAGTGTTACTCATACAGATGAAGGTGAACCTATGATGTCCGGTAATGGACCTGTTACTTACGATTATCCCGATAATGATCCACATGCTTATAGAGGTTCCTTATATGGTAACATGAAATTAGGAGATGGAGCAACATACCAGGTACTTAGGATAGAACTAAACTCAAGCGGGACTATAGTTGAATATGAAGATTATGCTAATACTGCCTTTACTAACAGTACTAATTATGTATCACTGAGAACATTATTTGTTAATAACTACAATTATGCATCATGGGGAGCAGGACTATATATACTGGTATTTAACTTCGGTAAATGGGTATATAGAGAAGGTCCAAGAAATAGTATTAATGGAGATGCAGACTTCGGAAATATTAGATATAGTGAGTTCCAGGTATTTAAAGCTAAAGTAGATTAATTTAAAAAGAAGAGATATTTATATATGCCCGTACTGGATGAATTCAGAGGAACTCTCAATGAGACAACACTGAGCCAAGCTGCAAAGGGTTTAAGTTTTGCAGAAGGTGCAACGACTAGGTCTTGAGTCCCAACAATAATAGACCCACGAGCGTCCGGCAATCGAAAGATTGAAGATATAGTCTGACCTATATAGTGATATATAGAAGTAGTAATTAAAAAAGCTGCGATAACAAATGTGGGGAGCACACTGTGGATTCTCGTTCTAACGAACGTTTTGAAACATAGCCGCTACTGGGTAACACAAAAATAAAAGTATTTAGAATAATAGTTGTTTCGTATACTATTTATTCTTATATTAATATATAATTAATCGATTAAATTAAAGTTTTAAATTAAAAAGAAAATGGCAAACACAAAACTGAGTAAAGAAGAGCTTGGAAAGTTACAAGATCTGCAGAACAAAAACGCTGCACTAATTCAAGAGTTAGGACAAATTTCATTAGCTGAAATTAACCTAGAGCAAAGAAAAGAAAGCGCAGAGCAGTTTCTAGAGGAATTAAGAACTTCTGAACAAGAGGTTGTTAAGGAATTAGAAGATGCATATGGAGTAGGGTCAATCGACCTTAAAGAAGGTGAATTTATCCCTGCACCTGCAGAGGAAAAAGGAGCTGAAGATGAAGTTGTTGAAGAAGTAAAGTAAATATTTCAAACATACTTGAATAGAGAGGAGGGTTTAGATCCTCCTTTCCTATTTATATAAGAGAAGTTAAAACAAAATACATTATCTGTTTTACATTCCTAAACGATATTTATAATAAACTAAAAAACAAAATAGACCAGACATGGCAGAATCAATTATTTCCCCAGGTGTATTTGCAAGAGAGAATGATGTCTCTTTCATCAATCCAGCTCCAGTTGAAGCAGGCGCCGCTATTTTAGGCCCAACCGTTAAAGGTCCTGTTCTTGAACCAACTATTGTTACATCTTATAATGAGTACAAAAGAAAGTTCGGAGAGACTTTTATTTCAGCATCAACTAATCAAGAATTTTTAACATCTATAGCCGTTAAGAACTACTTCCAACAAGGAGGTAATACTATGCTGGTTACTAGAGTAGTAAACGGAACATTTGCTCCAGCTACTAGCACACACGTTTCATCTTCAGATAATGATGCTATACAGCCTTTTGTCCTTAAAACACTAGGTAAAGGTACTTTATTCAATGGCTCAACAGGAGTAAATACTGCAGGAGACGAAATCACAAACAGTGGTGGAGTTTTAGTAAGCGGATCAGAGGATAACATCAGATGGGAAATAACTAATGTAGATGAGAAAAAAGGTACATTTACCTTATTGATCAGAAAAGGATCAGATAGTCATAATGCTAAGGTAGTATTAGAAACATTTAATAATGTATCATTAGATCCACAATCATCTAATTACATAGAGTCTAAAATTGGTACACAATATAAAGCTCCAGCAACAGATGGATCTAAAGACTATGTTAAGACTTTTGGAGACTACATTAACAAATCAAACTATGTTTATGTATCTGCTGTTAATAGTCCTTTACCAGGGTACTTATTAAATGACGGAATAACAGTTAGGAGCGACGAATATACAGGGTCATTACCGATTAATGAATCAGGTTCATTCCACGGAGCTACAGGGAACATAGCACCTGCTTCTGCTAACTACTTTGGATCTATTTCAAATACAGATTCACAAGGTGTAAACGGATCAGATTACTCTACAGCAATTTCAATACTAAGCAATAAGGATGAATATATCTTTAATATAGTATCAGCACCAGGTCTTATATACAGCAATGCAGCACAAGGAAGCGCATTAGACAGTATTATTACTTTAGCAGAGCAAAGAGGAGATTGTATCGCAGTAGTAGATTTAGATAACTATGGTTCTGGAGTAGCTGATGTAACTTCAACAGCAACAGGATTAAATAGTTCTTATGCAGCTGCTTACTGGCCTTGGGTACAAGTTAAATCTGCAACAGGTAGAAATGTATGGTCACCAGCTTCAGTAGCAATACCAGGAGTATATGCATTCACAGATAATAGTTCAGCACCGTGGTACGCACCAGCAGGACTAGTAAGAGGTGGAGTAGTAGGAATCATTCAAGCAGAACAGAAATTAACAAGAGGTCAAAGAGACTTATTGTATGATGGAAAAGTTAATCCAATCGCTACTTTCCCTGGACAAGGTATTGCAGTATTTGGTCAAAAGACATTACAAACTAAAGCATCAGCTTTAGATAGAGTAAACGTTAGAAGATTGTTAATTGAACTTAAGAAATTCTTAGGAGATCAAGCTAGAAACTTAGTATTCGAACAGAACACAGTAGCTACTAGAAACAAATTCTTATCAATCGTTAATCCTTATTTAGAATCAGTAGTACAAAGACAAGGTCTTTATGCTTTTAGAGTTGTAATGGACGATACGAATAACACAGCAGACGTAGTAGACAGGAATCAGTTAATTGGTCAGATATTTATTCAGCCAGCAAGAACAGCAGAATTTATTGTGCTAGACTTTACAGTTGAACCAACAGGCGCAACTTTTAACGGATAATTTAAAAACAATATATTTATAATAAAGTAAATACAACATGGCAGTATTAGATCCAAACGAAATAATGTTTAAAGCCTTTGAACCAAAGGTACAGAACAGATTTGTAATGTATATCGATAACATTCCTTCCTTCATGGTTAAGAATGTTAAAGCACCTTCCTTTACCGATAACGTTATCAAGTTAGACCACATCAATTCATATAGAAAAATTAGAGGAAAAAGAGAATGGGACGATATGACCATGACTCTTTACGATCCAGTAACTCCTTCTGGAGCACAAGCCGTAATGGAATGGGCAAGATTAGGATACGAATCGGTAACAGGTAGAGCTGGTTATTCTGATTTCTATAAAAAAGACTTAACTTTAAACATATTAGGACCTGTAGGAGACATTGTAGGTGAATGGATCATTAAAGGAGCTATCCTAACAAATGGAGACTTTGGACAATACGATTGGACTTCAGATGAAGCTGTAGAGATTAGTATTACAGTTGCAATGGACTACTGCGTATTAAATTACTAGGAAATTACTTACTTATTATAAAGGCCCGGATTTTATCCGGGTTTTTTGTTGGCTCTAAACTTTTTTCTTCGTATATTTATTATTATAATAAGTTATAACTAAATAAAATTTATGGAATCAAAATTTTCCCTCCCTACTGAAACAGTAGACTTACCTTCTAAAGGCTTACTATACCCTGAGGATTCTCCTTTATCAAGCGGTAAAGTAGAAATGAAATATATGACCGCTAAAGAAGAAGATATATTAACCAATCAAAACTACATTAAAAACGGAACAGTAATAGATAAACTACTACAATCTCTAATAGTATCTAAAGATATTAAAGTAAACGATTTACTAATAGGAGACAAAAACGCTATAATGATAGCAGCTAGAATACTATCATACGGTAAGGACTACAAAGTGCAATTTGCCGGAGAAGATGTAGTGGTAGATTTATCTTTATTAGAAAATAAAAAAATTGATGAAGAGCTTTTAAGTGGTAAGAAAAATGAATTTACTTTTCAACTACCTAATACAGATAATTCACTAACCTTTAGACTTTTAACTCATATAGATGAGAAAAATATAGAAAGAGAAATAGAAGGTAAAAAGAAGATTAATAAAGATTCAAGCACACAAGTCACAACCAGACTTGCTTATATCATCACAAGCGTTAACGGATTATCAGAGAAAAAAGACGTACGAGAATTTGTTAATAACTACCTTTTAGCAAAAGATGCTAGAGCACTAAGAGATTACTATAGTGAAGTTTCACCGGATATAAACATACAGCATACATATACAGATGAAGCTGGAAGAGAGGAGGTATTTGATATCCCCATTGGGATCGACTTTTTTTGGCCTGACGTCTGAGTATAGACAAATTATTTTCGGACAAATCCATGAAATAGTTTTCCATGGAGGAGGTGGTTATACTTGGACTGAAGTATATAATATGCCAATTTGGTTAAGAAATTTTACTTTCAATAAAATGAAAGAGCATTTTGAAAAACAATCCGAACAAGCTGAAAAACAAGTAGAATCAAATACTAATAAAAGCACGCAGATAGCTAGACCTAATATCAAACCTGCTTATTCAACAAAGGCTTCTAACAAATAGGAGTCTTTGCTATTTATAAGAAATAAACACTCTTATGGCTGAAGATAAAGAACTAAATAAAAAACGGCAACAAGCTAAAAAACAGAGCCAAAGCGATATTGACGAACTAAGCGTATATGTACAGGATACTATGATATCCGTAGCAGCTAAGATTGGAGAATCGTTAAAAGACTCTGTTGAAGAAGCAATTAGTGGAGCTGACGCATCAGTTCTTAAATCTGTAGGGACTGACCTTACCAGACAATTCAAAAATGCAGCTAAATTCTCTGATACACTAGCCTCTAATAATAGTAAAATTAACCAAGGACTACTTACAGGAAAAGATATAGAAAAACAGCAATATCAACTCCAAGAGAAAAGGTCTGCTTTGATTAGAAAACTAATACACGCTAAAAAGATGGGCGTGGAGTATAGCCAAGAAGACAGAGTATTAGCATTTGAAGCACTTAAGATACAGGAGGAACAATTAAATAAAGACAAAGAACGTGCAGACGGTATTAAAAAAGCATTAGGAGCAACAGGAGAAGTATTTACTAGAATCAGTAAAAATAAATTTTTCGGCGGTCTTTTAAATGCAGAAGAAGGTTTGAAGAAGATGAGAAGTGAAGCTGCTAAAAATGGAAAAGCTTTTTCTGGTCTAGGAGGTAAAATTAAACTAATAGGTAAAGGTATAGGTGCAGCATTTTCAGGTATTGAGTCAGCTACTATTATTTTAGGAGTAGTGAAACTTATAGTCAAAGCATTTAAATTTTTAATAGATTTAGCTCTAGGCTTTTCTAAAAAAGTGGTGGAAACAGCACAAACAATGGGGGTAGCTAAAGATGAAGCTAGAAAAATGGTTCATGAAATCTCAGCAGGAGCAAAAGCACAAAATAAACTGTATCATTCTACTACTCAAGCTTTAAAAGCACAAAAAGAAATGGTAGTTGAATTGGATAGAGGAGGTACATTTATGGCTTCAACTCTTTCAACAGTTTCTTTCATGCAAGCTAGATTAGGATTATCAGCAGATACTGCAGCAAAGTTTGTTTCAAATTTTGAAGCATTTGGACAAGATTCTGAAAAAGGAGCTAATGAAATTTTAGCAATGAATAACCATATGACTAATATGGGAGAAAGTACTGCTACCTTTAATCAAGTCCTTACAGGAGTTGCAAATGCCTCTGGCCAAATCCGAGCTTCTTTCGGTTTTAGTGCTACATCTATAGCAAAAGGAGTTAATGCAGCACGGAAATTAGGATTAACTTTAGCTCAAACTAAAAATGTTTCAGAAGGACTTTTAAATTTTGAGAGCTCTTTAGCTGCAGAAATGGAAGCTGAACTATTCTTAGGGAAAGATTTACAGTTAGATAAAGCTAGGTTGTTAGCTACGCAAGGAGACATGGTAGGTGCTACTCAAGAAGTAATGAAAACCATGAAAGGGCTAACCGCAGAGGAAAGAAAACGTCCTCTAGTAATGAAACAGTTAGCAAAACTTACAAACTTATCAGTAGATGAACTTCAAGACGCTTATATGCTAGAAACCGACAGAGCTAGACAGGTATCAGAAGCAAATAAAAAAGATTTAAAAGCAAAAAAAGAGTATAGGCAAATTGCTAAACAAATAATGGCGGATGAGGCAATAAAGAGAGCAAAGGGAGAAGGAGATGCAGCAAAAATGAATGAATTACTTGCTATTGAAGCTAAAAGGTTGGGTATAGCAGGTGCAACAAGAGCGGACCTTGACTTAAATGTTACCGCAGGACAGGCATTTCAAGAAACAATGCAGAGAGCAAAAGATGCACTACAAAAATTTGTAGGGTCTGGAATGTTAGATAAAATGGTAGATTTATTAACAAAGTTTATTTTAAGAGTAGAAAAAGTAGGTTTCGCAAGAGCAGCTTTCGGAGGTGGAGATCAAGAAATAGCACAAGATAATGCTAAGAAAATTTTAGCACAGAAAGACTTATCTGTTAAAACAATAGAAAAGATTAAACAGACTCAAGAAAAAGCATCACAGGGATTCTGGTCAAAAGCATGGGCATTCACCAAGGGAGCAGCATTTGGCGGCCCAGCAGGAATGATACATGGTTCAATTAACGTTGCAAAAAAGAATGCTGAGATAAAAGCAGCACAAAACGTTCTTCAAACACAAGCAGATTCACTTCCTAAAGAAGCAAAAGTTGAAGATTTTACTCTTAGGCCATTAGGTAAGGATACAATCACCATGGCAGGTGGTACTAAATTAGGAGGAAATGTAGAAAAACTACTAGAACAACTTATATCTATTGTCAGCACGGGGGGTAATGTTTACTTAGATGGGAGTAAAGTTGGTGAAACTTTAGTATTAAGTTCTAAACTAAGTACATAGTAAACTATTTATAATAACACTAAACACTATAATAATGTCAATATTAAAAAATTTAAAAGATTCAGTACACGGATTAAAAGGACAAACTCCTGCTCAAAGAGATGCTGCTAAAACAACATCTACTTTGCATTATAAATCCTCTATTACGGACGATCCAGATATATTAGCAGCACAAACTTCATTAAGTTTAAAAGGTAAAAAACCTGCTAATAACTATTTAGATAATCTTCCGGAAGTAGGAATTGATCAAAGAGCACAAGATTTAACCTAGTAAATCACAATAACGTATGCCGTTAATAGACCTACAAACTAACTTAAGAGATCTTAAGTATGGTGACTTTGGTGTAGAACCTCCTTTAGTAACAAAGGATATAAATGACGCACCTAGTCCTAATAGTCTTGCTATGGAAGTAACTCGTAGAACCGATGATTTAAAGAGAATCACAACACTACTAACTACCGGACCTGGTTTAAAACACATAGCAAATCAAACAGCATTAAGTGTAGTTGAAAAAAACATCCAATCTAAATCTGCAGGAAAAACCGGTATAGGTAGGATACTATCCGGGGGATGGTCCTCAGCTAAATCAATTGCTTCTATGATTGCTCAAGTTCCCGTTAATGGAACAGGTACACATTTTGTTGAAGGTTTTATGGGCAAGAGAGGGTATTTACCCAAAGTTCAAGGTCATAGATCAGCTCTTAACGGAGAAGTAATAAACACTAAGATAGAAGGGAGAGAAAGACAGGAAGAACGAGGTGCACTTCTAACGAAGTTTGATACATTCGGTACACAGACAGCTAATATCTCCATAACCGATGCCGGCGAAACTACCTCAGAACAAGCTAAGAAATCCAGAAAACAGAAGAGACAGGAGGCACTAGACGCTGCAACTCCAACAAAACCAGAAGATCTTGATAAAGAGTATTATGCATCCGGAGTTGGATCTGAACCTATAGGGTTTAAAGCAGTAGAACTTAGTCAGAATACAAGAGCACAGGGAATATATACAAGAGTTGCTCAAGGATTTGAGCAGATAAGCTTAACTCCTACTGAAGTACAGTCACCAGAAGACAAAAACGGGGACTCCTATACATTAAGGCCAAAAGATAGGATCACTGCTAAGTTTCCAAAGAGAGGGTCTATAGGAATAGTAGACGGATTAGATACACAAGCAATAGAAGAAAAAACAAAAGAAGCTTTTAAAGATATAATTGATTTTAATTTTAAAGTAATAACACCTCAATCAACTCAAGATGAAGTTCCCGATGTAACAATACTCCCTTTCAGGGCTTATCTAGATAATTTCAACGACTCTTACTCAGCAGATTGGAGCTCTTTTAAGTATTTAGGCCGTGCAGAAGATTTTAGATCATATCAAGGATTTAGCCGAAGTATTACATTCGGGTTCAAAGTTGCAGCTAGTTCAGTAGATGAATTAAAACCATTGTACGCTAAACTTAACCTCCTTGCAGGTACAACTGCTCCTACATATTCAACAAATAACTTTATGAGAGGAAATTTTGTAGCAATTACTATAGGAGGGTACCTAGTACAGGAACCTGGGGTAATAGAATCCGTTACCTTTGACTGGAACACAGATTACACTTGGCAAACATCAACCTACGGTACAAACGAAGATGGTAATTTTGAACGTCTAACCGACTTAGATAGAGGGTTAGAGGATATACCTGAAGTACCAACCGTATTAGATGTAAGTATTACCTTTTCACCTACTCATACTATAGCACCACAGTTTGGTAATAAGTTTATAGGTAGAAAGAATAGACTTGCCAAACCGGAAATAGAATTAGACGAAGTCGTGGTAACAACAATCCCAGAAGAAGATGAACAGATATAGAGATATACTATTAAAGCAAACTAAAAATGGTATTAGATATAGAAGGAATGTAATATTCCCAGTTATTAAACCATCTTTTAATGATATATACGTAATAGCTACAGCAGGAGATAGGTACGATACATTAGCGTTGGAGTACTATAAAGATCCACAACTATGGTGGGTTATAGCATCTGTTAATAATAGTAAAAAAGATTCACTAACAGTAGAACCCGGTAAACAGTTAAGAATCCCCTCTAATATTCAAGCAATAAAAAACGAGTACAGAGAACTTAATCAAAATAGATAATGTCAAAAACATTCGGTGTACCATTAAATATAGACGTACAGTACCAGCTGAAGTACCGTAAAATGCTACTTACAGATGAGAATGGACGACAAGATGTATTAAGGAGTTCCATTATTAATAACCAAAGCGCATATATTAGATTAGTTTCAGGAGTAAACAGCTTACCTGCATCTGAAGAAGAGTATATAAAAAGCATTATAGCTTCACAAAGAAGCCCAGCAGTTAAAGATGCATTAAGAGAATA